AAGTACTGATCGTGTCCCATGAGGATGAGCTTTGGCTCACCACCATTTTCCCGAACTTTCTGAATAGCTGTATCAATCAGAGTAAGGGAGAGTTCACGACCTGTGCCGCCGTTATAAGAAACGAAAGCACCGGCATTCCAATCGTCTTTAACACGACCACCAAATGTGAGGTCATAAGCCCGAACACCACCTTCGGAGGTGAAGTTGGCGTGACCAGCAGCCAAGTTACCAAAAGACGCTCCGTCTTCAGCAACAATGTCATCAATGCTAGTAAAGCCAGCACGAGCGTGGATTGCCATGCCATCCCCATCAGCAGGAGTAGCTTGGAAGGCAGTACTGACAGTAACCGTTCCACCTGAAATAGCGGAGACTACACGAGTGTTCGTGTCCCAGTTAGGATTAGGGCTAGCACTGATATCATAGTGAACAACTGTATCCCCAATCTTAAAGTGCTTTCCTATAGCAGTAGGTACTATAAATGTAGTACTACTACCACCAGAAACCAAATAAGCAGCTCCAGCCAGGATCTCCTCATTGATTTCTTTCACATGGTCGAGTTGAGCATGTTCATTCTCCATTGCGAGAACATCTCCGATACCACCTTCCATCTGCGCCGTGAAGACGGACTTCACGGAAGCACCGAAGGTCGTAGAGATTATACGAGGCAAGCTCGATATAGTCTCAATGTTGGAGACATCCACTGTTGGCAGACCACCCGATTCTGAAACAGGACGGGAGCGGTTTGCACCACGGTCTGAACGAACACGCCAACCAGCTGTGTTGCCCCAGACTACTCTGGGAATTGCATTAAAGAACCGTGTCTGGTTGTTCAATGCCTGCCATACTTTACGTCCATACGTAGTATTAAAGATACCAGTATCTGTGTCTACAGTGAAGCCGCCAATGTCGCCTTTCGACAAATAGTCAGACCCAAAGACTGATTGATACATACCACGTTGCGACTGAGCTAGATATTCTGCAAGTGATGGATTAGCCATAATTAATTATCTCCTTATTTTTAGCTTAGAAGCTCACGGGGAATTCCGTCTGTCTGACCAGCCTGAACACGGGTTTGAAGTTCCCGCAATTCTTTATAAGACAGGTTAACCAATTGGTCAACTGTGTCTCCTTCAGTCTGCTGTTTAACAATCGGAGTCGTTCCGTCAGTTCCCAAGTCATACGAAATTTGTCGAGGGGCTGTCAAGCCAGTCTCTTCACGGAAACCCATCTTCCGCAAACGTTCTTCAGATTCAGTTTGAACCTGCTTTGAGATGTTGCCCTCAACGTTTGACAACTGCAATTGGAGGTCATTCAATTGCTTAGTAAGGTCTTCTACAGACTTAGTGTCATATCTAGGCCCAGCTTCATCGTCTTCTTTATCTTCTTCTTCATCCACAGGATGCTTTTCTTCATCGCCACCATCTTCTTTCTGCATAGCTTGAATAGTAGCTTGTACATCTGCAATGCCACGAGTGGCATCTACCTGGGTAGCAGAATCATCTGCATCATTACCAGTAGCTACTGATTTACCAGAACGTACTTTCAAACCGTCTACATCCAAACCATTATCAGATTTAATCATGTCAAAAACTTCGGTGGCAATTGACTTAACCAGTTCTGACTTTGCAACGTCTTCGTCCTTTCTCTTCTCTTCCTCATCGTCATCTTCGTCTGCTTTCGCCAAACGCTCATCCATTTTACGGAGAACATCAGCCACCGCAGAGAGGGCCAAGTTACTACCCTCCATTTGTTTCTCGATCCGTCCCAAAATCTCTTCAGCCATAATATAGATTCCTCCTTTATAATACACGCTAATATTAATAAAGGTTGGTCTAAGCCACCGCCGACCTTCATTATATAAATCCCTAAGTTATTATACTACAAATACAGAAAAAACCTACTAAAACTCTGTTTTAATCAGAAACTTCTAAAGGGTTTCCAGCATTAAGTTTTAGTATGTCATTACGAAAATCATACAAAGGTACTTGTACAAGCTTCTTAAACTTCTCACATTGAGTACCTTCAGGCATGGAAGCTTCTATTAAGTCCAAAACTTTCCCTACCATCCGTGAATGCCTAGCTAAGATAAATTCTTGGTCTTCTGTTATGTTCAACTTTTCAGTCATGTTAACCTCCTTCTGTTCTAGCCTAAACTAGTAATTTCTATTGTTTTTGGTAATGCCCCCGAAAGGGCACCACCTGAACTTAAGACTTCTACCATAGATTGCTGCATACTCTGTTTAATAAACCCATGACCCATTCGACCTTGCTGAGATACTACACGCCACGGGCCTTTTTCATCCCCTTCCAATGCAGGAATTTTTCTAGGTCGTTGGTAATTTGAATAGGTACGAGTTACCCACCTCAATGTACCATGATATCTCTGTCTATGTGAACGTGTCCACTTTTCTGACGGAGCATCAGGCGTACCATACTCAACCTCTAGTGCATAAGAGGGG